CAGTCCAAACCCCGCCCATCTTTCCGAGTCCCGTCTTTAGCCGGAACTGATTTGACACCCGTTGGCCAGCATGGCCAACAAACTAAACAGCGTTTCTATTTTAACGGTTGGAGAGGCTAGGGGTCACAACCTCAAGATCGACCAAACCTCAATCGAGCAGGCGCTCAAAGTGGCGCAAAGCATGAAGCGGATTAAGGTGACCATGGGCCACGGCGCACCCGTCACCGGCATCCTTGGTTACATCGATAATTTTTCAATCAAAGGCGATCGCCTGCTGGGTGATCTAAATCTCTTTAACACTAACGAGGCGCAGTTTGTCGAGCAGCTGGCTCAGGTACTGCCCGAAGGCTTTGGCATATCCCTTACCTTTAGCGGTGTTCCCGAGATCATGGGGGCGGAACGCTTCGCCCGGGTGACTGAGATCTATGACTGCTCAATCGTTTCTGAACCTGCGGCTAACCCGGCTGGCATGTTCAGCGCCTTTTGCGCAGTTGACATGCAAAAACTTCAAATGAACGAAGCATCCATCGAAGTCAAAAAGGAGCTGAGCGAGCCGACCGTAGAGGCCGCACCTGCATCCGCTCCTATCGTTGAAACCGCTCCTGCTCCCATCGAAGCAAAGGCCGCACTGGCCGAAATGCCCGAAGAGAAAAAGGACGAACAGAAGATGGCTGAGCCTACCCTGACCGACATCGCAGGCATGTTGAGCAAACTAATCGGCATGCTGACCCCCAAGACCGAAGACGGCGAAGATGACGAGGAAATGACTTACAAAAAAGAAGAGATGTCCAAGGCCGATGACAAGGCCGTGACCACTTTGGAAAAAGCCAAGGCCGACGCTGCTGGCGCAGTGGCGGTTCCCGCTGAATCGAGCCAACCGCTCGGCCGGGCTGAGATCCTTACACAATTCAACGCGGAAAAGAATCCGACCCGTCGGTTGGAACTGCTCCGCAAACTCGGACTGTAATCAGTCCACTAGGAGAATACTAAAATGGCAAATACACTCGGAACAACGAATGCCAATGTAATCGCTCAGCGTGCGCTGGAGATTCTTGTGGCTGACTACAGCTTCCTTCGCAACTCTGTCACCGATTTTTCGGCTGATGCAGCGAAGTACAACGCGTCCGTCTTTACGGCTCGCATCAGTGCCACGACCGCGCAGGACTATTCACAGTCCACCGGTTATGCGGCGACTGCTGTGACCCAGACAGACGTGCAAATCACCCTTAACAAATTCAAGCACGTCAGCTACTCGGTTGATGATTCTGAGCGCACTAGCTCAAACATCAACTTGATCGAGCGCTTTGCCGGTTCTGCCGCGCATGCCCTCGGCTTGCAAATGGTGGGTGACTTGCTCGCGCTTGTTACTTCCAGCAGCTTCACCAGCGCCCTCACGGTCGCGTCGTCTGCCTTCAGCTACCGCTCGGTAGTGTCGGCCGGCATCACCCTTAACAACAACAACAGCCCGGTCAACGGCCGCTACGCTGTTCTCAACCCCAGCTTCTACGGTGCGCTCTTGAATGATACGACCGTCGTCGCCAATCCCCAGATCTCGGGCGACCTCGTTCGCACGGCTGGCATCGGCAACGTGGCTGGGTTCAACATTAACCAGTACAGCGCAGTGCCTTCCAACAGCATCACCTTGGGCGGATTCTTCGCCCAACAGGAAGCACTCTTGATCGCAGCCCGCGTTCCGGAAGTGCCGACGGGCGTAAACGTCCCCGGAGAAATCTCTGTGGTGACTGAGCCTAGGACTGGCCTGTCGGTGCAGGTTCGCGAGTACTACGACGTGGTGCTCGGCAAACTGCAACGCACCTACGCCTTAATCTACGGCGTGAAGGCCGGAGAAACCTCCAGCCTCGTACGTATCAACGGTAGCTAATTCACTCGGGGAGGGCGGTGGGCCAATCGGCTCACCGCCCTTTCCACTTTAAGAAATCCTCTCATGTCTGAATTTACGGAATGCCTCAAAGAAAGTTTGGCCGCCCTTTACGAACAGACGGGCACGGCGGCGACCATCGGATCGACAAGCGTTACGGGCATTCTTTCCACGATTACACGCAAGGAAGCGGTTGAGCTGGGCGGGTTCGACCTAGATCTTAACAGCACTTTTACAATCGATATCACAGGGATCGCTACGGCCCCGACGATCGGATCAGTACTAGTGGCTAACTCAGTCAGTTTTCGCATCGTGACCTTGGATACTTCAATCGGCTCCTACGTCTTGGGCTTGCGAGAGTTTTAGCATGGCCACTCGAAATCCTAAAATTTCCCTCTACTTGATTGCCGGCCATGAGGCCCAATTTATCGACCGCTGCCTCAAGGCGTTTCAGTTTTGTGATGAGATAGTCGTGTGCATGGCTCAGGGTGGCCGGCCTGATGACGGCACCCGGTCGATAGCGGAAAAGTCGGGGGCTAAAATAGTTGAGTATCACAACGCGCCGGCCGCAGCGTCATGGCAACACATCGACAACTTTGCCGCCGCTAGGAACTGCGCATTGAATGCGTGTACTGGCGACTACGCATTCTGGGTGGATTGCGATGACCTGCCTCATAAAGACCTCAAAAACGCTCTTAAAAGGGCCGTAGAAGCGTTTGAACAGAATCCCAAGCTGGGCATCTACGCAGGCGTTTATAACGTTATAAACGCCAAATTAACCCCAGTAAGGGAAAGAATGGTTAAGCGGTTAGAAGATGGGCAGTGGTCGGGCCGGTGGCACTACGCAGTACACGAAGCACTCCTACCCCTACCAGGCTATGAATCTGTCGGGGAGCAGCAGGTGTGGGTTGAACATCACCCTGGCGGTTACAAGCCAAACAGCGCCGACCGCAATCTACGCATCTTGCAGGGCCAGCTTAGTGAGGCGGGCAAGTATGCTTACTACTTTCAGCAGGAGCTTTTTCTGGGCAATAAGCGGAACGAGTCTCTGCCATGGTCGCACGTGGCCGCGATCTGGCCAGGGCAAGAGGCGACGCTGGCTTACGAAGCGGCCTGCAATGAGGCCACCGCAACTCAGGATCGCGCCGTTAGGATTGGCCTATACCACAAGGCGCATCAGATGAATCCTGGGCGCAGGGAGGCGATTTACTTTTTAGCCAGGGAAGAAGCCAGCGTTGGCGCATGGCTACAGGCTTATCATTTATTAAAATCTGCGATGGTTCAGCCCGATCCGGGCCTAAAGATCTGGAACGCCCAGCGCACCGTCTATGACTTTGAGTGCATCGATCTTTATCTGGCGGCTTGCCGAGCTGTGGGCGATACCACCGAAGCCGACAAGATCGAGAAAATGTGGCGATCGCAGAAGCCGGTAAAGATTAGCGTCTGCCACGCCACCCGCGGTCGACCCCAAGAAGCGATCAACGCCCGCATCCTATGGATGAAAAAGGCAGCTGATCCTGCCTCAGTCGAATGGATCTTTTCATGCGACAATAATGACCCCAGCTCTGAGCCGTTGAAAAATTGGAATTTAGTAAAAGGGGAGGGCGGTTGCGTTGCCGCTTGGAATCGAGCCGCAGCCATAGCCCGGGGCGAAATCATCATACAAGGATCTGACGATTGGGATCCTCCTCTGCACTGGGACGCAATCATCACCGAACGCCTGGGCGATACCAGCAAGCCCGCAGTGCTCGCAATCTCTGACGGCCATCGTAAGGACGATCTGCTTTGCATGGCGATCCTGACGAAAGCCAGGCTGGCACAGCAGGGCACGCTCTTTGCGCCGGAGTACGACGCATGCTCAGGCATTTTCAGCGATAACGAGTACAGTTTAAGAGGGGCGAAGGACGGCGTCATCATTCCTGCTAAGGACATCGTATTCACTCACAATAATCCGTTGTTCACTGGGGCAACTCAGGATGCGGAATTTAAACGGCACAACGCCAAAGAAAACTACGAGCTAGGCGAGAAAATATTTAAGGAAAGAAATCCGTGATTCACACCCATAACGCACTGCGTTTGGGCGATAACCTAGTGCAGTTAAATTTTCTACGTCGGCTATGCCTACAAAATCCAGATCTTGAGATCACGCACTACCACAATCCAGAGCTGTGCAAGTTTGAAGAGATTGATGCCTTGCGTAGCGACATGTGTTCACGGCTACGCATTCGACCCATCAGCGAAGCGCCAGCTAACAGCATTGATTCTTGGCGGAACACGGGCGGATATTGGGAGCGTCATACCGATAAATTAAACTTTTCAAAATTTCATTTAGACTGGTTTGAGGAACTGGCCAGCAGGATGTGCGTCAAGAATCCGATCCAGAAAGTCGATGATCTCCTGTTTGATTATCCAGCCCTAGATTCCTTTATTCAGATGGCTCCAGACTTCGACATCGTCGTGATAAATTCGCCAGGGCTGTCTGGTCAATTTACAAACTTTAACCCCGACGATTTCCGCGTCCTAGTGTCTAAGCTAGTTAGTAAGGGTCATCGCGTAATTAGCACAGTCGCTACTGGATTATGCCCGGCATTTGATGGCAAGAATGTGACTTGGATCGGAGCCACTGCCGCCAAGGCAAAAGCCGTCATCGGAACTTCCACGGGGCCGAGCTGGCCGTGCCTTAACGTTCATAACAAGGACGCCTTTCATTTGCTCTGCGCGGATGCCGAAACAGTCATATTTACCGAACGCGGTCAGATGGCTAGAAGCGCATTCCACGCTGTTCATATTTTAGAAGAGGAAGGCTTGCTGTGAAGAAGGAGCTAACTCAGGCGATGGATTTACTGGCGGCCGATCCGGCCGTTAGGTTTATAGGCTACGGGGTAAAGATAGGCGGCCGGGCGGCAGGCACGCTCAATAATGTTGCGGATTCACAACTGATCGAAACGCCTGTCGCTGAAAATCTGATGGTAGGACTAGCCACGGGCTTGAGTTTAGCCGGGCTGAAACCAGTCGTATTTATTGAGCGGATGGATTTTATTCTGAACGCACTGGACGCCATTGTGAATCACCTAGGCGCAGCCCAGCATATTAGCTGCAATCAATTTAAGCCGGCCGCCATCTTACGGGTAGTCATAGGAAATAAAAGCAAGCCGCTCTACACGGGGCCGACTCACACGCAGGACTTCACCAAAGCTCTTAGGAAAATGATTGATTTCCCAATCGTCGAACTAAAAAAAGAAAGCGTAGTCAGCGAATATCAAAGCGCATTGGATAGATTAAGCGTCGGAACTTCCACCATGCTGGTCGAGCGGAAGGATGAGTGGTGAAGCAGAATAAGTACAGCGACCTCAAAATCTTTTCCTTCCCAGAAAAGATCGCCAGCTTTCGGGACGATATTATCACCGCACCGATTTACGTGCGGATAAAACCTATTAATATCTGCCAACACGCTTGCCGTTTCTGCACCTACTCGGACGGCTCCACCCGCAAGAAGGATCGGCCAGAGCTACATCTCCAATCAGGCATGCACACCGCCATGAACGAGCGGGACACTATGCCCACAGAAAAAGCCCTTCAGCTCATGGACGATCTTGGCGCCATTGGTACCAAGGCCATCACCTTCTCCGGCGGTGGCGAACCGCTACTGCATAAAGATATCGCCGTCATCATGGGCCGCGCCATCGAGGCCGGTCTGGATCTGTCAATGATTACAAACGGTCAGAGCCTGTCCGGCTTGCGGGCGGAACTATTAGGCCAGGCAAAGTGGGTGAGGGTATCGATGGACTACACCAGCTCCGAGCAGATGGTCGCTAGTCGCAACGTGCCAGAATCTTGGTTCGACGGCGTCATCACCAACCTCGAGCAATTCGCCAAGACAAAAACCCAGTCCTGTGATCTAGGCGTGAATTTCATAATTACAAACTACAACTACGAGGGGCTAGTGCCCTTTGCAAAGCGGCTCAAAGATATCGGCGTGGAAAACGTACGCTTCTCACCCGTCTACGTGCAGAACTTCAAAGAGTACCACGCCCCAATCGCCACCCGTGTGCGCGAACAACTGGCCGAATGCCAGTCATTTTGCGATTCAGACTTCACCATTAACACCACCTACGATCTTGATAGCCCAAGTAAGTCACCCGTTCGGCCATTCCATCGCTGTCTTTATGCTCAGGCGGTTTGCGTTGTCGGTGCGGATCTGGATATCTACGCCTGTCACAACACCGCCTACAGCAATCACGGCCGGATCGCCTCCATGAAAAACCAAAGTTTTGCCGAGGCATGGTTTAGCGAAGAAGCGCGGGCATGGCACAAGAACTTTAACCCTGGTGTCAGTTGCCTGCACGAGTGCGCCAATCACGCTAAGGTGGCACTGTTTGAAAAGCTGGCCACCGATAGTCACGATGCCTTTGTATGAACAAACAGGATCTAATTGATTTCGAACTGCGCATTAAGGCTCTATTTGAGCAGGGCAAGCTGCCATATTTGATCCATCTATGCGGGGGGAATGAGGATCAGCTCATCGAGATATTCAAAGACATTAAGCCAGGCGATTGGATTTTCTCAAGCCACAGATCCCACTACCACTATCTGCTCGCTGGCGGAGATCCCAATTTGCTTGAAGAAATGATTAGAGAAGGTCGCTCTATGTTTGTCTTTGACCGTAAACTGAATTTCTACACCTCGAGCGTCTTGGCCGGCACTTGCGGGATAGCGGCTGGAGTAGCGCACACGCTCAAAGAGCAGGGAAGCACGGCAAAGGTGTGGTGCTTTCTGGGCGATGGAGCTGAGGATGAGGGGCATTTTTATGAGGCCGTAAACTACGTGGCTGGGGCAGATTTACCCTGCACATTTATTATTGAGGATAACGATCGATCCGTGGATACGCCGAAGGCAGCCAGAGGAAAAGCCACGATGACTTGGCCCGATTGCGTGAAGCGATACCACTACACCCCAACGTTTCCGCATGGTGGGGCGGGTTGTAAAACCATGGTTACATTCGATCCATCCATTCGCCCTATCTGGTGACAAGGTGAAGAATATATGCCCGCCGTCACCATGCTCGATCGCCTTGTCGAAGCAGCCCTACAAGAGCTGCTGGCCACTACAGTCACTGGGGTTAATTATCACCTTAGCCACGACAAGACCGAGAATTTACCGCCATCCGTCGTCATTAAAGCTACCCTAGGCACGGAGGAGCCGGTGCAAGGATCGGGCGTATTCAGCGTCCCGGTAGATATTATTGTGGAGGATTCTTACGACGATACTACCGTCGATGCTCATAGCCAGAGGTGTAGCAAAGTATTGCAGGCTTTCTTTGACTCTAGCTCATTGGCCACTCGCCTTAATGCCACCACCGCGATCGGATCTGCCCGGTGCTATAACGCCAAGGTAGATTCCGTAGAGCCTGAAGCCGACGACGAGGAGCGCACCATGCGTCGCACCTACCGGTTGGCAGTGATTGCCATGCCTAATTCCATCGCAAGTTGACACAAAATTTAAGGCAATATGGCAGCCACAACAATCGGAACAACTGGCCTTCTTTTCGGTATCACTGCTGAATCGGGTGGCCTCGTACAATCTTTCACGGAAACCCGCAACGTAGAGCGTGCGGAAGTTAGAAACCAAAGCGGCGAGGTGGTCGGGGTTGGAATTTATAATCCTACCGATACCTTCGCCTTTTCTACCACTATCACCGGAGCCTATGCCACCACGGCAGGCGCGGTGCTCACGACCCTAGCCAACGCGACCAGCACGGGCGGCAAGATCATCGTGGACTCTGTCACAGTCAATAAAGCCTCGGACGGCTTTGTCACTGTGGACGTCTCCGCGACTCGCTTCCCCAACATGACCTAAGCCCGCAAGGGCGGTTAATGAGATCCTAAAATGGTTGATAGCTTCTGGGGTACAACAAACATAAAAGTAGCGGCTGCCGCTTCTGCCTTTGGAGCGAAGCTGCGCCAATCCGATCCCGTTACTTGCATCATCAAAGAAGATACAGGCCAGCGGCAGTTTACCTTTTGGTTTTCTATATCAGGCGGGGATGACGCAAAGGCCGAAATGGAACGCACCTGGGCGGATATGAAATCAGATCCAGAATCGCCCATTCGATACGTACGTGCTGCGCTTGAGAACAGGGAGACGTTGCTGGGCCTGATGAAGAGGGCCGAGCCGATTATGTCGATACAACGTGGCGGGCAGACTCTGCTAGTCAGCGAGCGTGCTAGCCCAGAACTAAAGCGGGCAATCCTAAAAAAACTATGAGTGAAGAAAATCTGCTGCAAGAATTAGACCAAGCATTTATCGAGGGTGAGCGATATTTTAAAGACGAGAAACTAGCGCCCTACACTGAGGGCAGTCGCCTGCTGATGTTGCAGGTGCGTGATGATGCCGATAGCCCCATCTTTTTTATCTACGCCTTTATTTATATCCACATCATGCTGGCCAAAAATCGAAAGGCCGCAATTAAGCTGGCATGGGATAGAGAGGCGTTTCGCGAGAAGCTGATGGAATGGTCAGAGACTATGACCGAGACAGACCGCGACAGTGCCGCCGTCCTTGTCTCAAGCATACTGAACCAATCAAACAAAGCGCGGGTACACGTCATCCCATCAGGCGTACCGCAACCACCGGGAAACGAGTAACGCCAGGCGGAACCGCCTCGAGCGTTTTCGTCCTGGCAAAAGAGACGGGGTGGTCGTTTCAAACTATTATGTGGGAAATACCGCTGCACCTAGTCCACCAAGCCGAGCACGTTTTTATGTACATCAATGGGGTCAAGCTGCGCCGGCCCTACACCGCTATTGGCACGGATATCCGTGACATGGAGAAAGCACTAGGACTATGAGCGCAAGCCTAACCGTTAACCCCACCAAGCTAGCGAGAGCCTTAAAAGCGTTTGTCGGCAACACAAAGCTAGAGGCGTCAAAGGAGATGCGGATACAGGCTAGAAACCTATGCGTCAGCCTGGCTAACTCTACTCAGCCATTCGGTAAAGATGCCAAGGCAAAGACCATAGGCGAAAAGGCGGTTACGAGAGACATCGATCGGGTTTATAAATCAGGCGCTACGGCAGTCAGAGAAATCGCCGCACTGCCCTTACCCCGTGGCAAAACCGCCACGCAGAACGCTAAGCAGGCAGCAGCTGCGCTGGCTGGACTTTTGCAAGGCAGAACTACAGGCAAACGCGGGACAAGGGTAATTAGTGAAGCACAAAAGCTACTAAACCGAATTAGCTCTAAGCCATACGTGAATACTCGGGTAGGTGAATTTGATCAAGGCAGAGCGCATGAAAACGCTAGATTCGGAATCAGGAAAAGCGTGCCAAAAAATCAATTTGTAGGACAAATAGTTACCAAGGACAACAAGCTAACTAAGTATTTTAAAGAGAAGCGCGGCAACGTGGGTATTGCTAAGTCAGGCTGGGCAGTATGCGCTGGATTGCTGGGGGGGTTCAGGGGCATCCCCAAGTGGGTCTACCGGCACACCGGCGGCGGCCGGGTAGTGGATCAATCGAAAGTGCGGCCCGGGGTATTCTCTAAGCCCTACATCTCTATGACCAACACGATCCCCTGGATTTCTGCCGTCATAAGCAAGGGAACCATCCAGAGATCCATTGACATACAGGTTTTAAAAATGATTAAACGCCTTTCAATTATTGCTTCTTACGAGAGCAAGAAAGCGGGCCTGTAATGGATGCCGTAGCCACAGCTAGGCTGGCGTTAGACGCCAGCGGTTTAGATCGCGGGCTAAAAAGCGCACAATCATCCGTGGCCAGCTTTGCTAAGCAAGCTGGGCAAGCATTAGCGGCTGGCTTTGCCTTTAACAAAATCGTCCAGGGATTTGCTAGCGCCATTGAAAAGGGCGACCAGCTGCAAGACATCGCTGAAAAGTTTGGCATATCCGCCAGCAAGCTACAGCTCTTGGGCAACGCCGCCTCGGTCTTTGGCAGTAATGTTGAGCAGGTATCGGCTGGACTGAACAAGCTATCACTAGCGCAGCAGAAGGCGTTGGCGGGAGATTCGGGGCTGCAGGCATCATTTACAGAAGTTGGACTGACCTTGGAGGATTTACAGAAGATGAAGCCGGAGGATATTCTTCTTAGGATATCCGACAGCTTTGCCAGCGGAGCGAACAATGGCAGGCAGTTTATTATCGTCAATGAACTGCTGGGCAAAGCGCAAACCGATCTAATCAAAGTTTTAAATCAAGGATCGACGGCCATCATGGAGCAGGGGGAGGCGATGGGGGTACTGTCTGACGATCAGATTGCGTCTCTTTCCGAAATGAGCGACGCCATTAAAACCCTGCAGATAACCCTGCAAAATGCTTTTGGGCAAATGGCGGTACAAATTATCCCCGTGCGTGACGCCTTCTTGCAGTTTGCAGAAGAATTAACCATGGTCGGATATGCTGCAAAGACCCTCCTGACTGGCGATTTAGAGGGCGCAATGGCGGTTATAGCATCAGCCAGAGAATCGCATGCCGAATCGCTCAAGCCCAAGGCAAAGCAGGCCAGCAAGACGCCTGTGATGACTGATGATCTTGAGCTGGCCAGCATAACCGAAGAGAAGAAAAAACAGGATAAAAAGCTATTTGATGAGGAGCTATACGATCTACAAGAGGCGTCGAGGCTTGAGGCTAGTAGGGATAAGACTTTATTTGATCGCATGATGCGCGATGCGGAATTTAACCGTGATGAAAAGAAGCGAATCTTAGCCTTGGAAAAGGGAACAGCCGAAAAAAATAGAGAGATTATCATGCGGGGGATGGAGGCGTCGGGCACCATACTAGACAAAGCCCGTGCATCCGCTGAGAGGCTAGGCAATTTTAACCTGGTAAATCAGATTGATCGCGAGCGTAACATCCAGCAGCGCGAGACAGACGTGTCCTTACTGCAAGGATTGGGAGCACGGCCAGACAGTTTTGGCAGGCGCACTAACGAGCAGGTATCAGCTCTAACACAAACCGAGGGCAATCTACAACGCAGCCAAAACTCCGAACTACTGAAAAGTTTTACCGATATGCAAGGGCTTGTGAATAGGATCTCGGCTCAAATCGATAAGCGTCTAGGCGTACCCATTTTAAGGACGGCTAACTAATATGTCCGCCGTCATTATCAATACAGCTCTGAACGCTGGGCAGAAGATTCTACGCAAAACGCAATCTTCCAGCGAGGTCGACGGCTTGGTGACTATTGCCGAAACCTATGTTATCAGATCGCAGGACGCCGCGAGTCTGGAGCCGGATCGCAACACAAGCCACGCCAGCTTCTCCACTGCCACTAACAAGTATGGCCGCATGCTAGTAGAGACAACTAGGGTCGAGCCGCTGGATGGCGATTTAGCGGAACTCATCGTAACCTATGTCGGCCTAGACTACGCTTCTGGATTACCCCCAGCCTACATCACCGTAGTCGGCCAACCCGGAGTGGGCGTGTTTGGCGCAGATGCGTCAGTTGTGGTGAAATATATCAGCCAAGACTCACTATTTGATGCGCTAAAAGGGCAGGTATTAAGCCTTGCGATTGGAGGATCTAATCTTATTTTGCCAACAAAAAGACTAATGCCGACAAGTATTAACGGAACTGCAATGCCTCCAAATCCAAGGCAAAGAGAATATAGAAGAAGTGCAAACCTATCTGAAATTATTGCAGCAGACGCAGCACTTAATAGAGGCACTCTATTCTCTGGCTCTATATCATTTTTTGCCCCGACTATTGAATGGCTTTATGCGGGCTATGTGCAGACTGGTATTAGTTTTGCTCGGCGCGGGTCATTTAATCAAGTTGAAGAACAATTTACCGAATACTTCAGAGGTACAGATGGCTTTTATACAACCGATGGAATTATTAACATTAACAAAGTACAATCATTTAACAGGGGCTATAACTTCCCCTTTTAATAAATGCCACTCCTACCGCAAGCAGTTAGTCGGCCACTACGCAAACTCAACCCGACTCCGGCTGGGGTGGGGATTGGTGCGGAATATATAAATAGCATCATAGATAGGATTGAAGATTTGGTGCTAACTGCCCAATCACAAAAGCCAGTAGCGGGAAACAATATCCAGATTAACTATACGGCTCAAGGTGCAGTCATCAACGCAGTCACACAATGATTGCACCCAAAATCCTGCTTGTAAAAGACGGGCAAATCCTATCGGTCGGCCTTGTTAATAATATAATCAGCAGAATCGAATACGCCGCTGATCTGTTGCGACAATATAAGCTAGTCGCTGGTGACGAAATGTATGTCGAGCCTCACTTTGATGGGACGAGGGTGAGTTATTTACAACCGGTTGCGGGCGGAGCGTCGCCCCGGCGTCCGCTTTTGCCTTTTCCCTATCCGACCGATGTTACCCCCCCCACAAACCCCACTATATTGGGTTGTGGCGATTCTATTGCTTGGAGTAAGAATGATTTTTTTGGATTTGATGTATGTCCAACAGTCGGGCCGCCGTGTGGTTCTGGCGAGATATCGTGCGCTGGACGATCTGTTAGCGGATATATTGTTAGCTCTGGAATCTGGCCTAATTCGTGCCTAGCAAGCCGCAGTCCTAGTTGCGCGTTTAGTGCAAATTGGGACGATTCTGGAACTTTGGGTGATTTTATAAAGCCTTATGTGCTTTGCGTTAATACCCCGCAGTCTGGAATAATCACAGCCAAAAAGGGTTCGTATGACGCCAACAATTTCTTTCTTTATGTGGACTATACAGCAAACAACGGGCCACAAGGAGGGCCATACGGCTTTACTGGCTCTGGGAGCTTTTCGTTGGTATGAACCCATTTGATTTTGACTATTTTTCGGAACAAGTAAAAAAGATGCGGCAAGTTTCGCTGGCATTGGCTAGTTATGCTGGCGACAATTTCAGGAACGCCACCAAAGAAGAGTTTGATTCTCGCAAAAGAATTTGTGATAAATGTGCGTTTTGGAATAATCTGGGTTTTGCAGGAATTGGTAAATGCGAAAAATGCGGGTGTAGCATCGCAAAGCTAAAAATAGCTAGTAGTAAATGCCCTATTGGTCTTTGGAGTTCAATAGAGATTGACACCCACTCACCCTAAATGGCCTCTACCTTAGATCTATACATCGACACCGCCTCTGGAAGTCTTATAGATGCAGGGAGCGTGGTTGGGGGCGCATTGCCCACACTAACCCGCAACGACACCTATACTCTTCGTTTGCGCTTGCTTGAGAAACAGCCTAACGGCTCACTAGACGACATCGATCTATCCAGTTCCTCTCTAAAGGCCGCCATCGGGAACATCGAGGAAGCCCCCTCCAGCGGGTCGTTTAAGTTAAATATCAACGGCATTACATCCTCAGCTATCCCATTCAATGCCACCGCCGTCTGCGTGTTTAACGCCATCTCGAACAATGTCTCTACGGTTGCTCTTTACGGAAGCGAATCTTTTGGCTCGTATCTATTGACCGCCACACAGCCCAATACGGCCATGTCGTTTGGGTCGGAGGCTTTCACACTTTTCCCAAGTAGTTCTGTTCTTGTTGGAACACGCAGAAACCCAGCCACCAGCATTGAGGCACAGCAAGTTGTTAGGCTGGTGCGTAATCCTATTGTTTATGCAGACACTTTTACCACCGCACCCACAACTGGTGAGATCGTCCTAACAAAACTACAAGATGGGTCTGCTACCCAGAATGAAACCTATGAACTAAGTGTAGGGCCGAGAGTCTTGGGGGGTTCTTATGCCTTGGCCTTTGGTACAAACGCCACAACTGCCATACAGCTTTTTACAACCGCCGTATCTGTTCAAGCGGCAATTAGTGCTGGCATTAATACAATCACATCAAATGTTTCTGTCGCTGATAACGGCAAGTTGGGCTACATCATATCTTTTACTGGTCGATTTGCATTAACTAATATAACCACAGCATTAACCATAGACTCTACTGGCGTTAATTTTATTCCATTCCAACAGACCACCCTTACAATTAACACGGCAGAGGTGGAAGATGCCTTTGCTGATTCTGGGGAGGCAACCATAACGCCTACTCTGGAAATTGAACTCACTCAAAACGGAACGCCCAAGACAGTTTACCAAGGGAATGTTACAATACGAAAAGATTTAATTACGGCAGGAAGCACGGTTCCGGGCGCACAAGCCAGTTATTATACCAAGGCAGAAGCAAACGCCGCCTTTGTCAGCAGTCAAAATGATGTTGGATTCTATGGGACTACCGCCATATCCAAGCCGGAATCTACAAATGTAGTTTCCGCATTGGTGAGTCTGGGCCTAATAGCCAACACGGTTACTGTTGGAGTTGTTGGTGGTAGCGTCACATTCCCAACCGTAGCCTTAACTGGCTCTGCAATCACAGTAACAGACAATATCCCATTTGTATTTGGGACAACTAGCGGAAGCAAGTTTGGCACGGCAACAGGGCAGAAGATTTCTTTCTACAACTCAACCCCCATCGTTCAGCCTTCATCTACGAATGTAACAAGTGCCTTAGTCAGCCTTGGGCTGATTGCGTCATCAGTCACGCTCGGGCTACCCACCAATGTTGTAACCGATTGGAGCGGAAATGTGTCTGCTACAACAAGGTTCTTGGCCGACTCGTCTGCGGTAACTTCAGTCGATTGGGGGAACAGAGTTCTTAAAACCTCTAGTGGCGCTACTGCGGTTAATTGGCAGACAGGGGCTTTTGGTTCTGGCCCAACTGTTGTAACCATAGCCGCCAACAATGTCGCAATCTCTGGCAGTTATTATATTGCGATGGGGACTGAGAATGGTGCTTTTAGAACTCTCTCAACCTTGGCATCTGTTACCTTTGGAGCGGTTGCTAGCAACGATCAACACTATCGTGATGTCGTGGTGACTGGTGCGGCAGTAAACGACATTGTTTTGATTGGCCTACCATCAGCAGTTTCAGCGGGGGCAGTCATTCAAGGCGTGGCGTACAAGGCAAACACCGTGTGCCTCTCTTGCAGTAATTCAGATAATGGCACGATCAACATAAACACCGCCACCTACCGAATTACGGTTTTAGATTATGCCTAGCCTATCTGAAGCGTCTTTTGGCGAATGTAGTTTTGTTAGTATTGAACCGTCTTTAACAAACCTACTCCTCTGGCTAGATGCCGAGGTTAATGTTACAGAATCGGGTGGCCTAGTTAGTTCTTGGGATGATAAACGAAACAATGGATTAGGATTTACTAGCTCTGGTGCTTCACGACCAACAAAATCTGCCGGGTCAATTCTTGCTAGTGGCTCACAAAGCATGACCAACTCAACTATTTCCCTGCCCTCCTCTTATAGCGTTTTTGTTTTGGCTAACTACACTCCAGCTTCCTCATTTCGGCGTTTAATCAATTTTGGTACAGCCGATTACTTTTTCTTCTTTGGCGCAATCGGAGCAGACTTTGCCACCTTTTCTGGCAATGGTTCCGCTTCTTGGAACGACACCACCGCCAACAGTCCAACCCAAACAATAGGGTCAACTTTCAGAATTTTAGCCGCCACAAACAACAATGCGTCTTTAATCCCATACTTTAATAAAACCGCACAAAACACAAAAACTGGCACAACCACAACAAGCACAGGCATGATTTTATTTACCGGTGGGGGCGGTGGTTCTTCGCAATTTTGGAGCGGCAACCTAAAAGAGATTTTAATATATAGTGGGGTTGTCTCAGATGTTGATAGAAATATAGTGTTTGATTATCTTTCTTTTAAGTACGGCATCTAGCCCCTTGACACGGGTTTGAGAGTTATATGGCATACGATCTTCAAATTAATCAAGACACATCCCTTACCGTTGGCGAATATGGCGGCAGAGTTGCAACCACTACTGCAGCCGTCACAGGCAACTTTCAGGCCATCCAGTTTATTTCTGACTCATCCTTTACGTCCGTTAGTCAAACCGCTCTTGCTGGCTCTGCCTTGACTGGAATTACATTCCCGGCTGGCTTTGTTCTGTTCGCGGCCGTCACCGCCTTTCAGCTCGCTACTGGTGGGGCAATCGCTTACACGCGGGGATACTAAACGATGAACCTCGGCCTTGGCCTGAGGCTTCGTTCGGTCTTATCATCAGGCGGCACGCCCTTAATCCCGCAATCTGGCCTATCCCTATGGCTAAAAGCTGATGCTGGGGTCACACTTTCTGGTTCAGATGTAACAGCGTGGGCAGATCAGAGCGGAAATGGAAATAATGCAACATCTCCAACAATCGCCCCAACATTTGTATCCTCTTCAATAAACAGCAAGCCAGCAATTTCATTTAATAACGATAGCTCTTGGATGCAAATACCACAAAACAGCATTGGAAACAGCGGCAATATATCAATCTTTGTTGTTTTGAATTATGTTTCTGGTGCAGTAATTCTGAATAAAGGAGATGCCGCATCCTTTGAGGCTACGGTTTGGGAGCTTACGACTAATACTGGATTTGGGTTTGTAAATAATGATGGGGGAGAATTTAGTTGGAATGTTGTTCCTGTAAGCCCAGCAGAAAATACCCCACTTCTTTTAGAGGGATTTTCAAGCGCAGGAGTTTCACAACTTGCATTCAACGGAACTAATAGTGGAGACCCATCTGGTGCAAATGCTGGATTTAATGATATCTCACAATATATTGGAATTGGTGGAGGAGGGGACGGAGGGTCGACTGTCAGCCCTCTTGACGCAAGAATCGCTGAGATTATTATTTACAATAGACAAGTAACAAGCCCAGAACGCCAGCAAGTTGAGGCGTATCTGAATACTAAATATGCGATTTATTAGCCTAGTCTTAGTTTGCATTGCCTTATCCTCCTGCTCTCCACGGCACACCGAACCCGACACTGAGCTCCCTCGCTATTCAGATATGGGAGCTGCTGCCGACGCAGGCCAGGTGAAATGAATGACTGCGCCCGACGATCGCAACACGCCCGGCTGGCGTGAATTTACTGCCAGCCTGCGCTGGCTTGAGGCCGAGGGATATATCGAAATGTTTTACAACGAAAAGGGCGAGGAGATGGTGCGGATCGCGGAAGGCGCAGAAAACGCAACGCTATGAGCACCGACCAAGTCGCTGAACTTTCAGAGCGGTTAAGCCTAGTCCGAGAATCAATCGCCCGGATCGAAACTCGCCAGGGCGTTATTATGGATATGCTGGAACGCTCACAAGCCAGCCTGGGCGAGTATCACGGCCGCCTAACCAACATGGAGCGCGACGCCCACACGATTAAGACTAAACTCTGGCTTGTGGCGCTGGTATCCGGGGCAGTGTTCAGCACGATCTGGGAACTGATTAAGCGCCGGCTGAGCTTTTGACACCTCGTCTGCTGGCATGGACATACTCAATAACATACTCAATAACTGGCAGTCGTATCTCGGCGCCCTCTCGGCCGTGCTTGTCGCCGCCATCGCAGTCGCCTCTCTCATCCCTGGCGACCAGCCGGAGAAATCCCTGCAAGCCGTAGTTGATTTTCTCAGTAAATTCTCGAGAAAGTAGTCGCCCATGATCGCCGGAATTTTAACGGCACTTGGCGGGATAACTGGGATCGTATTGTGGTTTTTAAAACGCAAATCGCCTTTGCAACGCAACTGGGAAGCCATAGAGCTAGAGCGACGCAGGCGGCAGAGGGACATCGATGCGTGGTGGACTAAACGCCCTCCTACTGATTAGCGCTCTGGCGCTCTGCAGCTGTGCCACGACGCAAACGCAAGACGGCCCGCCGCCTAGCCCAGACAGCATCTCGTACTTCATCTACGCCTGGGACAAAGCCGAACGCACCAATTCCCCGTGTCCACAGGCTTATCGAGACTTATTTGCGGAATCGCTCAAAGCGCTTTCTGATAGCCTGGCAGAAACTGAACGCGAGCGAGCGAGGCAGTGACTACACTCACTGAGGCTGGCTCCCGCACCATGCGGGCGATTAGCACACTAGACGTCGGCTTTCAAAAACAGGTGAGGGGATGGGTAAATGAGATGGTTACCAGCCGGATCGAGCCGCTGATCTACTGCGGCCGTCGCACAATGGAGGAGCAGTCGGCGCTCTATCAAAAAGGAAGGACAAGCAAAGGCAAGATCGTGACCAAGGCCAGACCAGGGGAAAGTTATCATAACTACGGGCTGGCGTTTGATTGGGTGCCGCTAAAAAGGACGGCAAAGAATGCGGATCTATGGGTCGCAAATTGGGACGATGAAACCGCTTTTCGACTAGGCGAGCACGTGGGGCTGAGCTTTGGGCTAGTCGGCGTCAGCTGGGAGACAGGCCATTTGCAGACAAATTTATACAAGACATGGCGTGACATTCCACGCAAACATGTGGAACAGGTTAAGGTTAAGGACATACCGCAAAAATCAAAGGCCACTAGCTTAGTCAGCAGGCGGCCATGGAGTAGCCGGTGAGCCCCGAACACGAGAAGCACTTGGCCGGCATTTTGTCGGATCTAGTAAAGGACGTGGATGCCAAGTACCGCAAGGGGCAAGAGCAGCACGGGGGAGCGTTGTGGCGCAGGCCCGTGTGGAAGGATGCGTGGGACGAATGCCTAGACCTATGCGCATATCTACACACCTTGCGCATGCAACTTTCGGTAATCGCCGATCTGGCTTTGCGGGGTGCGAGTGACGAGAGCGTGGCCGCATCGTCTAGCAGGGAGAGCTGCCGTCAGATTCTCGCTGTGCTCGAAGGATTCCCCAGCGCAGTCGACAAAAAGTGAGGGTCATTCGGAAATGGAAACGGTGGCTGGCGGTCAGCTGCTCCCACGGTCACCTAGCGAATGCGGCTGCCTGCAAAAGTGCGCTCGAGATGAAGCGCCGGTGGCAGCCTGATACCATTCTGCACTTAGGTGATTTTCTGGATCTATCTGGGTTAATGGGTTCAGCCCGCAAAGATCCAGACAGCCCAGAGCGATCTACCAGCATACGGGAAGACTTTGACGCAGGGCTAAATTTTCTACGAGAGCTGGCCCCACAGATCGTATTTGAGGGCAACCATGAGCACCGCCTGACGTCCCTACAATACTCACCATCAGCCATTGTGGCGCACTGCTGCACCTCTGCGCTGTCCGAGATCCATAACGCCTGTAAGGATCTGCGGGCGCAGTACGTGTCTTACGATATTGAAAAAGGCTGGCGAGAGCTGGGCGGAACGGCATTCGGGCACGGCTTTATGTTTTCGGAGGCAGCCGTCAGAGACCATGTAGAAATGCTCCGCAAGCCTGTAGTTATGGGCCACCTACACCGCGTTGATCGCGCAGCCGCGCGAAGCATCGGTGCGCCAGTCGGTTGGTCGATCGGGTGCCTAGCCGATATCGCAAGCATGCACTACGCCAGGCGCCAGCGGTCGGTTACCAGGTGGCAGCATGGAGTAGCCTGGGGCGAGTACGCAGAGAGCGGGGAAGGGTGTACGGTGAACGTGCTAACCCCAGTAGGAGGCGTATGGCGATACCCGGTGTAGATTGGGCAGCGGCCCTAGACGCTTACGTGGCCGGGGATCGGGAGGAGGTAGTGCCGCCGGGGTGGTTTACGAAAATTGATATCGCAAAGCTGTGGGGTAAAACGCCGGTCTACACAAACAAGGTTTTAACGCGAATGATGAAATCTGGCGGGGCAGAGAGAAAAGTATTCTCGATCAGAATAAAAATATGCGACCGAGGCAGTAAAGTAGGGCATTGCCGCAGGGTGCCGCACTATCGGCTAACGCCTAGCAAATCACGCAAAAGCTAGCGTCTATTTTCTTTTGCCAGCTCCTTGACGAGCAGAGTGGTGATAAAGGCAGATAAACTTAATCCACCCTTCTTGGCCATTCGCTCGCCGTTGCGTTTCACTTTTGGGTCAATAGTAAGGTTAGTTTTGACCTTCTTCATGAGGGTCATTGTATGCGTAATAAATACGCATTCAAGTATAAAAAGAAAAGTTAATGCCCAAAAGAAAAGTATTGCTAATACGCCGTGTATGCGTAGCAAAGGCGTATGCCTCGCCGACCACTCAGCGGTTTAAAGTCTGAAAAGACCAACATTGTTCTTCCGGTTGGGGTAAAAAAGGCGTCGCAAAAATTGGCGGCCGCTCGCCGCGTTTCGCTTTCCCAGCTGATAACTCAGTTGCTTGCAAGAGCGGCGGGAGAGCAAAGCTAGACATTTATGAGCTCAGTGCGTCTCAACGATACGGCCATGAAACTGCGCAAGCAGGATCAAGCTCTTTCGCTTCGCCAACTAGGCGCTGCTTACGGCCTCGGCTATGTGCGGATTAAGCAAATGCGGGAACTGTCAGGCTTTCCGCTGATTGCGGGCAAGGTAATTCCGTCTGACTTTGATCAGTGGAGGCTGATGCAGACTGGCCTAAATTTACCGCGTCCCGCAGATCGTCTACGCAGTGCCGCTGGTAAAGCTCATGCACTAGCGTCGAGGAGTGATTCACGAGTCTCATGGCGACAGATTGCGAACACCCTGAAAGACGAAGCCTGGTTACACGAGTTACGCGAAGGGAATGGAAGCAGTGACTTTTAAGCCCGCAAATATCCAAGAGCCTACGCCAGCAAAGCGAAGCTCGCGTGCGGGGAACGATACAAGTGACCTTGCGTCCCTCGGCCTTCATTCTGGCCAGCATGGGTTCGATGGCGGCCGGGATGGGAATGCTAAACGATTTGCCGGTGCCACCCTTGGGGCAGGGGAAGGTAAGGACGCGATTCTTCAGATCGACGCACTCAAGCGGGATCTGTGTCTCACGAAGTCGGCAGCCGGTAGCCAAGGCAATCTCAAAGCTGATCCGCATCCATTCGGGCACGCCTTCCACGGCCAAAGCCTTCCGGGTGATTTTAATTTCATTGTCCGAAAAGACAGGTTTAACCCGGGCTATCGGGCCCCTTTTAATTCGGTAATCCAAAAGAGCAACGGAGTCCATTTTACCCAGCAATCTACCTTGCCTGTGAATCCATTTGATAATCTTCAAATCTTGGCACGCTTGGTTCCGTCCAGCCTTGCCGCCGGACGTGCGGGGAAGGCTTTGGCGCCATCGCAAATAAATCTCACAATCATTTGCAGAAAACGCTTGCAGACTAATCTTTTTCTCACTAATAAATCTCGCCAGATGACGCCACGAATTTTTGTAATAAACTTTTGTCAGAGGGCAAACGGGGTGATTTTCAATCAAATCATCAACCCAGTCGTGGCCACAATCTTTTCGCTTTTCGTTAACGCCAAGTCGAGCTGCGTCAGCCGTTGCCTTTGCGCGATGCAGAGTATTGTCGATTCGGTAGCGGGTGCTTTTGCTACGCCATTTTCCAGTCGGGTCTTTAAAACGTATAAAGAACCAAGGGCTGCCGCGTTTCTGGTAAGAATACGCCATGGTGATAACGGTAACATTTACTTAGTTTGACGCAATAATATACTATGACCCCCCAAAGCATAATAGATCAAATCGAATCAGGTAATTGTACCGTGGGTTCAAATCCCACCCCGTCCGAGTCTTATCACTACAACGACTTACGCCGAAACGGTAACACGGCAGTAATAACTGAGCCTAAAAAGAAGCACTACCAGCAACATTCTCTTTTAATTCGCGGCGGGTATCCGGCGGAGCCTGCTTACCACCCTAACCCCTCCGTCGCCCGCATGTGGAGCGCCCAGCGATGATCTCTTGGGAGCTAATGCGCGACCTGTCGCAACTGAGCGGCTTTATCGTGGGCTGGGCGCTGTTTGTCGGAGCGGGAATCGGCGGCCTTGTGGTTTGTCTGCTCACTCTCTGCTGGGTGATCGACGTAGTTAAAAAACATCTAAAGGAGTGGCTGTGATTCGCGACCTAGAAAAAGAGGGCGTGTTGCCAGCTACCGCCAGCCAGAGCTACGGATCGGCTCAGCTTTCCCAGACCACTGCTCTGATCGATCTACAGGTTAAGCACCGCGATCTCCGCAATCGCTTAGATCGCATAGAGGAGATTCTTGAAAGCCTCTTAAAGAAAAGCGGGGTGCAATCGTGAGCGCACTGGCTGGCAAATTTATGCTGCTCTGGAAAGTAGCCGGTGGCCCGGAGCTAGTGGCCGAGCACACGTTTCACCCTACCCGCAAATGGCGCTTTGATTTTGCCTGCAAATCCGCCCGCTGCGCAATCGAGCTGGATGGTGGGGCGTTCCTGCCGTTCGGAGGCCGTCACGGCCGTGGGATGGGGATGGTTAAGGACTGCGAAAAATATCGAGCAGCTGCCGATCTTGGCTGGCGCATCTGGCGCTTTACGACCAAGTGCATCACGCAGGAAGCCGTTGCGATGACCGCTAAATCCTTTCGCTTGTCGATGAAGGAGAAAAAATGAGCGAACCAAAAGAACCTACTGAATTTAAAAACGAGAAGCCTGACTACGAAAACGAAGTCTATGAACGCGAGAAGGCTGATTCCGATTACGAGTTTCGGCGCTTCTGTGATTACTACGGCAACAACCGCAGGGGGTAATTATGACCGACCTAACAAAATTCCGCCTGATCGAAAACATTGAAGTAATGGCCTGCCGTAACTCAGCCGAGCGAGTGGTGAAAGCGCTGAACCGTGGCGAGGTGCAACAAGCCAAAGATTTGGCCCGCAAGCATGAGATCGCCTGGCACATCACTGATCGTGAATTTCAAACCCTAAACCAACCGCATCGGAACAGCGATTTTTGCGATGACGAATAGTCAAAGCAAAACCAAGAAACCAAAACAAAGAAAGGAAATCCTAGTATGCCAATAGTAGCTAGTCGGGGTGGCACATACACCCCAATGCCCGAAGGATCGCACGACGCAGTGTTCTGCGACGTAGAGGATCTGGGCGAAGTAGAAACGCAGTACGGAAAGAAGCACCAGATCCGCTTGGTGTGGCAAAGCGCTGACAAAATGGAGGACGGCCGCCCGTTTACCATCGGCCGGCGTTATGGCTTGAGCCTGCACGAAAAGGCAGCGCTCTTTAAAGACCTCAAGTCTTACGCCAAAAAAGCCCCACCGCAGAATCTGGATCTGGAAACGCTCATCGGTAAGCCGTGCACGATCCTTGTAGTGCACGTCGAGCGTGACGGATCTACCTACGCGAACGTGCAGGCAGTACTGCCAGCCGGCGCAAAGAAAGTGACCGTGGATAAGGCGTTCGTGCGGAAAATAAACCGCAACGGCGCGACAACCGCAACCGAGTTAGATCACGACGGAAACCCCGTCCCGTTCTAGCCATTTGGCTGGGGTGGGCAATTCCCACCCTGGCCAGAAAGATTTTATGGAAATCCTAACAATCGTAATTCAAATAATGCTGCCGCTAGTAGCCGTCGCGCTGGGGCTGCAACTCATGCGCGCAATCGGAAGGTGGAACTGATGGCACCGATCATCGTCACCGCTAAAACGGAATCGGCGCACTACTACTTGGCGTCGGGTGAGTCTTGCCACGGTGATCTGCGATCCGCTCGCAAGGTGGGGGCGTTTCCGTCCGTGACCACAATCCTCGGAGCGGCTGGCCCTAGTAAACAGGGGCTAATAAATTGGAAAGAGGAGCAGGCGATTTTATCTGCCTTGTCGCTACCAAGAAATGAAGGAGAGGCAGACGGGGACTTTGCTAAGCGGGTGGTATTGGACAGCAGAAAGGAAGTGGAGGCTGCTGCACTTCGCGGAACTCACGTTCACTCCCTGGCTGAAATTATAATCAATGGCGAGGAGCCTGGTGAGCTAGTGAAAGGCTACGAGGAGCACTATGCGGGCTTGAAAGAATGGCGTGAGTGTTGCGTGACTAAGGTGCATGAAAGCGAGTCCGTCCTGGTTAACGAGGCCGAAGGCTACGCAGGCCGAGTGGATTTGATCGCCGACATCCACGGCGTAATTGAGGTGGTAGATTTTAAGACACGGAAATTTAAGAATGGTAAGGCTGCAGGCTACGAAACCGATCTGCTTCAGCTCAGTGCCTATGCGTACGCTTTCACGGACGAGGGGATGGCTTGCCGAAACATTCTAATCGATCCAGCCACCGGCCAGTTGCAGGAGATCCGTTATACCGCCGAGCAAGTTGCCCAGGCGTTTGATGCGTTTACGTCCATCTGCAAGGTGTGGCGTTGGTTGAAAAAGTACGACCCGCGTGAGGTGCAGAATGATTGAGGTGCTGCCAGAGGAAACCACCCACGACCAGTTACTTAACCGCGTGCGATCGCTTGCCCGGCAGTTAGCGGAGGCCAAGGCAGCGTTGGCAGCTAGCGAGGCACGTGAGAACGATCTGATCGATCGGATAAGGAGCGGGCTATGAGGATGTTGCTTTCGTTCATCGCCCTATTGGGATTCACAACCACAAAGCTAGGCAACGCACTAATCGACTTGCGCCCGATCGCCAAGAAGATTGACGTGAAGAAAATTAAGGTGCGCATTACTGGCTACTGGCCAGGTGAGGATGAGTGGAGCAGTCGATATCAGTCGAGCACCGGCACACGCCTGCGGGCTGGCCGTCACTGCGCCGTCGATCCCGACATCATTCCGCTAGGGCGAAAGATTCGCCTTATTGGAACAGCTTGGGAATGGAAGGCAGTCGATACGGGCACAGCCGTTAAAAGCAAAAAAGCAAGCCGAGGGAAATTGCCGGTAGTCGATGTATTTGCCGCAAGTGAGAAGCAATTTAATTGGATGCGCTTGCCCAAGGTGGCAACCGTGGAGATTCGGGAATGAGCACAAAAGCCGCCACGTTCGCGTCTAAACGCAATCGCGCTGCTGGCTTAGGCGATACACGGCCGACGTTCCGCCGGCTGGGCCTGATCGTTGGCAAATTGCGCCGCGATCTGTGCCTACCCAGCTCTGCCCGGTTAGGCGTAGAGCTTGAATGTAGCTACAAAACGATTCAGCGGGACATCGACTTGCTCAGAGATTTCTTTGGCTACCCGCTAGAATACGACGCCCGCAAGTACCACTACAAACTGGCGGGGCCGCTGCCGAAGGCGGTGCTGTGAGCCTGCAGATTCTTCTCGCCATGTTCGCCGGCCGAGTCATCGGCACCTATACGCCGGAGCAGTATGCAAACGCAGTCCTAACCGCGCGAGCTGATCGCATGCGGTGGGGAATGGGGCAGTGGTGAGCGTAATGACGACTTTAAATTTAACCGCTCAAGCCCTAGGAATTACAAAACAGGCTATCTCAAAAAGGCTAATTTCTTTAGCTGAAGAATATGATGTGCGCCTTGACTTTCAGAGAAGCGACAGAGTTCGCGAGATTTACGCTAAACGTGCAAAACGTGTTTATAAGAAAAGAAAAAAAGAAGCCCCTAAATTTAACATTAAATCGTTAATAAACGGCCTATGTCAGTAAAACGCATCACTTGGCAAATCGAAATCCTTGAGCGGGCGAAGAAAAGCCTGATCGACGGCCGGCTGGTAATAGCACGCAGTCGGCTGGATATGGCGCTGCACATAGCCAAGGAGCTGCTGAAGCGGGCGCAGACGTACCAGAAGCGAGACGCGGAGAAAAAAAAATGAGGGCGTTGTCGTGGCTTCTATACTGGTTAGGAGATCTGGTTAGCAGAACTTTGTGCCGCTGGGGCTTGGCGGGATCGCTCTACCAGAAACTGATGCTCTGGTCGGTCGAATGCGACAAGGATTTTAACGTCTGGAAAGAAGTCAAACCCCGCAAAAGGAGAAAACGCAAATGAAACATCTGGGTGAAATTAAGTTTGGCAAATCGCGACCTGACCGAACGAAGTACGTGAAAGTCGATATTCACATGAGCGATCAAACAGGCGACCAGCTTTTCAGGCTGGGCTTAATCGCTTTAAAGCATGATCGGGAAGCAGTCATCGAGTACGTGTTTAAGAAGGCACTACTAGAAATGTGTAAGCGTCGGTGATTGCACTGCCCCCAGCCACCGAGGCCGTTTACCACAACGGGGCGCCGGAAGGTGAGCGCAACAATCAGCTATTCCGCATGGCGCTCCAATTCCGTGATCAGGGATTGTCGCAGTTTGATGCGGAGTCAGAGGCAGAGATCTGGGGCTTTAAGAATGGGCTAACGCAGAATGAATGCGTGGCGGCCGTAAAATCCGCTTACAGCAAGCCAGCCAGGGAGGCGTGGCGGCCAAAAGCAAAGTACGGCTATCAGAACGGGGCTATTGTGCGGGAGGATCTGCCGGTGCCACCCATGCCGATCAGCGTGGAAAGTGGGCCGGTCGATAAGTTTTTAACAACCTGTTTCGACGTGGGTGATAGTATCAATATCTGCCGATCGATTAAGGACGGCGACCGCGAGCGGCCAGACGGTGCTGGCGAAACTCGCACCCGTGAGGAATGGCTAGAGCTTTTTAAGGGCGATGGGTTGAAGGAATGGCAAGGCGATGCAGTGGGCGTCTACGTGTCGATTAACGCGAACAACGGCAAGAACCGCAAAGCCGAATCGATTACCAAGTTTCGCCATTGCCTAATCGAGTTTGATGAAAGCACGTTGCAGGAGCAGTGGGCCATTATTAAGCGCAGTGGGTTGCCTACGTCGTCGATTATTAAGAGCGGTGCCCGGAGCCTGCATGCGTGGGTGGACGTGAGAGCGGCCAATGCCAAGGAGTTTGCCGAGCGTGTAGATTTTATTTACAAGCACTTGGAGCACTCAAAGCCTGATTCTGCCAACAAGGACGCCGGCCGGTTGTCTCGGTTGCCAGGGGCTATGCGCACCGCTACTGGCCAGCAGCAGGAGTTGGTCGAGTGTGGCGCACCAACGCTGACTTACATCGAATGGCAAGAGCGCACGATGTATGGCGATTTGCCTGAGCCGTATAAGTGGGAGGATTTAGTTAACTTTAAAGAGGATTGCGATCCGACGCAGCTGCTAGGCAAGCGGTGGATCTGCCGTGGCGGATCGGCGCTGTGGGTGGGTAGTAGCGGGCTGGGTAAGAGCGTGCTGTGCTTGCAGGCCGCGATCACCTGGGCATGCGGGCGTGATCTGTTTGGCATATCGCCACATGGCAAGCCGCTTAAGTCGCTCATCGTTCAGGCTGAGAACGATGAGGGCGACGTGGCAGAGGCGCTGCAGGGTATTCTGAAGGCGTTAGATTTAACGCCGGAGGAGCTGCAGATGGTTAAAGAAAACATAGTCATCGTGCGTGACTGTACGTCCACGGGCGAACGGTTTGTCGATCGCATGCGTAGGCTAGTCGAAAAGCATAAGCCGCATTTAGCCTGGGTAGATCCGTTGCTGGCGTTCATCGGTGGCGATCTATCCAGCCAAGAGACGGCCGGCGGATTCCTGCGTAATTTGCTTAACCCTCTGGCGCTAGCTGGTGGCTTTGCGTGGATGTTGATGCACCATACGCCTAAGCCGACGCGGGACGGCAGCGGCTATCAGGGCCACGACAAAGCCTACAGCGGATTCGGATCGTCTGAGCTGACGAACTGGGCGCGGAGCGTATTAACCCTAGCTCCTTGCGGTCAGGATGAGGAAGGCACGTACACCTACAAGCTAGAGGTGACCAAGCGCGGGAAGCGGTCTGGGTTGCGTCCTAACCGCACTGCGAGCGATTTTATAGCTTCTAACGTCCAGCCGTGTGTTCACCTAAAGCATTCGCAAGTGGGGCTGGCGTGGATCGAATCAAGCGCACCTGAAAAGACGGTAGGTCGTAAAGCCAGTGCGATCGATTGGGGCAAGCTACCCGAAGGGGCTAAATACAGCCAAGTCGTAGCATATGTGCAGAAGGCGACTGGGCTGCAGGAACGGCAGGCTAAGTCCCGCATTAAGCAGGCTAAGGATGACGGATTTATTGAGGAATCTAGCGACGGTTTATTCAGCAAAAAGGTGACAAATGAACCCTTTTAAAGTTAGTGCAGTAACCCTTATTGCACCAGTGCAGTATTGGGTAGCATGTTGGTGCAGTAATAATAGGCCTTTAGGCCTAATTATTGCACTAATGCAGACGGCTAAAACATTACTGCACCAAGCGTGGGAAAACGGAGTAGTAATTTAATATGATAGATCAAGAAGCAATCGAACGTATTCCAGCGGTAATCCCTCACCCTTCTATGATCATAGATAGCCTGCAGGATTTGGTATGGGAATCGTGTAGCGATCTTAAGATCACGGTCACCACGTCATCGGTTGCGACTATGACTAAGGTGATAGAGCATCTTTTCCAGCATTCGGCGGATCATCCTGCGATGGCTAACCGTACCGACACCCTAAGCCATGCCGTGCTGAATATATCCCTCAACCGATCGCCCGAATCGATGACGGCCGTGGCTAAGCGATTTAATCTAACTAAGCAGGCGGTCAGCAAGAAGGTGACTGAGATACACGATCGGTTGGGCATACGTGCACGATCACAGAAAAGCGAGAAGGCCCGTGAGTCTTACCGCAAGCGAGCATACCGCGTACACGCCAAGCGGCGGCGTGAGGCGCCTAAGTTTAATAACGCCGCACTAATGAAAGGCATGAACAAATGAAGCTAAAACCAGTAATAGAAAAACTAAACAACACACGCGACAAGGCGTTAGAGCTGATTGGCAAGACCATCGGATTAGCGTCTGATGCAGGTGCAATCATTCAGCAGGCAAGAGCAGATGGCCAAGACATTGTGGCTATCTGTGAAGAGGCAGGGATCACTGAGGAGGTGGGTAAGCGATATGAGAAAGTCGCTGCTGCACAGCACAAGCTAGCCAATGGCGACGCTGACCCCGGACTGATGCGCCAAACATATTTGCGTATCGGATTCCTCCCCGACCCCATCACCATGAGTGAGCCTAGCGAACCCAAGCACTTCCTCTTTCCAATCATGCAAGCACGGCAATGGCTAGCATCGAGAGGCGTGAAATTTATTTCACAGGACAAGGGATTGCGTGCGCAATTTCTTGCCGAGGCCGAGCCAATCGTTAAGACCTACAACGAATTAAAGGATAGCGCCTAAGGGCTATCGCTAACGAGATATGACAAAATGGCTAAGGAATCTTTTAATTTTGCGTTACAAGCCGCGATGGCAAAGACCTCCGATGATTTCTTGAGTAAAACGCAAAAACGTTGAATGACCTATGGGACGCCGACCAAATACCGCAATTCTTGCTCAAGCCGCTGCCACCGGCGTCGGTTTGCGGCAGGCACGGCGCCAGCTTGAAAAAAAGCAAGGCGTGCTCAACGCAAAACCGATGAAGCCGATCGAGGGCATAGGGTTAGATGGCGAGATCGACCGGCTAGAATCCCTGGCCGCCACCTTGGGCGAAGCCGCCAAGGAGGCCAGCGGCCCGGAACGGTCTAGCCTGATCGGCGACTACACTAGAGTGGTAGAAGCTCTGCGAAAAATGAAAGGCGATCGCCCTGATATCAATGAAGCAGAGGGCAAAATGGTGCCGATCGATGAGGCCGACAAGATCCTAGCCCGACGCGATAACGCCCTTATCCCGCTTCTGATGGGCATGGCAAAGCGACTGGCACCGATCTGTGCCCACCGTACGGCCGCCGAGATCCAGATTGAGGTGCAGAATGAGGTGGGGCAGGTGATGCGACAAGTGCAGGCGGCGCTGTGAAGGCGGCCGAGCAGTTACTAAAACGCGAGCGTAGCCGGTGGAACTTTGAGCCACCACCAAGCGTAATCGAGTGGGCCGAGAAGTACGTGCAGCTGGACAGCCGGATCACGGCACGCCCAGGACTGTACTCAACCAGCTACACACCCTACGTGGCCGGCGTGCTAGAGGCGTTGGCCGATCCGGGCGTGCATACGGTAACGCTTTGCTGGGGTAGTCAGACAGGCAAGACGCTGACGCTAGCGGTCTGGCTGGCATACCGAATTGCTAACGACCCAGCGCCGGCTTTACTGGTCATGCCTAACGCGGATCTGGCTAGGTCGTACAGCGAGACGCGACTAACTCCGATCTTTGAGAAATGCAAACCAGTGCGGGCACTGTTCCCATACGATAGCGACGACTTTAAAATTTTAGAAATGCAGTTTACTACCATGACCCTAAGCCTGGTCGGATCGAACTCGCCAGCAAACATCAGCTCGCGGCCGGTGTGCATCGCGGTGCTGGATGAGCTGGACAAGTTTGCTCCACCGACAGAAAAGGAGGCGGCCGCATATAACCTAGCGCTAGAGCGCACCAAAGCCTTTCCTAGCCGTAAGCACGTGCTGACCAGTACGCCGACGCTAAGCACTGGCGATATTTGGCAGAACTACCAAGCAGGCACGCAAGAAACCTACCATGTGCCCTGCCACAAGTGCGGTGAGTTTCAGGCCATGGAGTTTGGGCAAGTGCGATGGGCCGACAGCGCCAGGCAAGAGGATGGTCGATGGGATCTGCAGAAGGTGGCCGAGACAGCTTTCTATCACTGCACCAAATGTGACGAGCCATGGAACGAAGGAAACCGCAGGACGGCGATCGAGCAGGGCAAGTGGGTGGCAGCAAATGCAAACGCAGAGCGCGGCCGGCGTAGCATGCGACTGCCCAGCTGGTACTCGCCGACCGTCACCTTTGCGGATTGCGCCAAACAATTCCTCACGCAGAAACATTATCTGCATGGGTTACAGGGATTCGTAAACGGATGGAGCGCGATGCCTTGGGAAGATCAATTCGACGACGATAAATCTATCGACATTCCCGCTGGTGCCTTTGCCAAAAAACAGGAATGGGAAGTGGAACATATAAAACTGGCGGCCATAGACCGACAGATCGACGGCTACTGGTATGTAGTAAGAGCATTTACCAGAGACGGCCAGAGCCGATTGATCGATGAGGGCAGGGCAAGGACGATCGAGGACGTGGCGCAGCACCTAAATGCTTTGGGTGTACAGCCACAACACACGGCGATGGATAGCGGATACGAGGCGCAGGATTCCTATCGAATTTGCGCAAGGTACAAATTCAAAGCATTGAAGGGCGAGGAGCGGCCCAACTACTGGATCGATACCCCGAAGGGCAGGTTAAAATCGGTGCACTCATCGGAGCAACCGACTGACGCGGGCTGTATGCTTCTGCTCCTCAGCTCGCCGGCCTGCCAAGATCTTCTGGCATGGTTACGCCGGGGGCAGGGGCCGAGGTGGGAGGTGGCGCATGACGTGTCGCCTGATTACAGAGAGCACATGAGCAGTCACAAAAAGGTGCATCGGATAAACCGAAAAACTGGCAGGGATCTCTACGAGTGGGTACGGATAAAGTCTAGGCAGGATCATTTATATGACTGCGAAACATACCTAGCTGGCTTCGCGGTGTACGGCAAAGTGATCAAGCCGACAGCCTCAATGGCGGAAACGTTGACACCTGCAGAGGCGTAATGGCTATTTCCCGCAGACTCGTGCGGGCTGTCGCAACGGATTATCTGGCACAAGCATCCGGGGTAACGGCCAGCGCAATCACCGACCTCGCCGCCGACCGCAACGCAGCTATGTCGGGCGCAGCCTCTGGTCGTGCCTTAGTGGGATCATCGGCCGGTGGCCAATCGGCCAGCTTCCAACTCGATATGAAACCGACAGAGCGTGTGGTGCTTTTCCAGTCAGCGATCGATTTCTTAAGCGGCATCAGCGTTAGCCGCACCAACGCAGACTTCAGCTCAATCTTAGACAGCTAATATGGCTAAACCGCTTTCATTGGTTCGCAGATTCGGTGCTGGGGTAAAGGCATTCTCGGCTGGCTTTGGTGCTGGCATCAGCACGTTCCAACCCTACGAAGCCGCAGGCTTTTCTAGGAAACGCCCAGTAATTTACGGGGCGCACGCTCGCGATTCTAAAGCAGATCTAAACGAAGGCACGCGGGTTGAGCTGCTTAAGCTGGCCCGTCACATGTACCGCAACGTCGGGCTGATTAAAGGGGCGGTCGATTCGATTGCCACCTACTCAGTCGGGCCGGGTTTACGGCCACAGTATCGCGGGAAGAATGCGGAGTTTGGCGCATTATGTGAGGAGTACTGGCGCGACGTAGTAACTCCTAATCCAGAAGTGACCGGCCGCATGACTTGGTCAGATCTACTCATGGCTCTGAGCCGATCCATCGACGTGGACGGTGACGTGTTTATCATCATGACCGAGAACGGTAAACTGCAGGTGGTGGAAGGGCACAGAGTTTGCGAGGCCGACCAATACGGCACGGCCGACGGCGTGTTCCTTGGCAAGCTCGGCGAGCCTACCGCTTATCTAATTCAGACGGGCGACGATTACCGCAAGATCCAAGCAGAGGCGATCATGCACCTGATGGAGATCGAGCGGCCTGATCAGATCCGTGGCGGCTCATCACTAGCCCGCGCACTCAATCACGTACGCGATCTAAAAATGTTGGGCGAGTTTGAGAAGGACGCACTAAAACTGCAGGGCAGTATTGCTGCGGTAATCACAACGGCCGAAGGCGACGCCTTGGCTAACACTGGCGGATTCTTTGGCAACATCCAATCCCTAGACACCGGCGAATCCAGCATAGCTAGGGAAGAGATCACATCTTCTGCCACCATCCCTCGGCTCGGCCCAGGCGAAAAGATTGAGATGGTATCACCGACCAGACCCAACAGCAGCTTTGAGCCGTTCGCAAAATTCCTGATTCGCGATGTGGCGATGGGCTTGGGCTTGCCGGTAGAATTTGTTTACGACCCAGCAAGCGTCGGTGGAGCTGGTATGCGGTTCGTGGTGGCAAAAGCGCAGAGGAGATTTGAGCAACGGCAACGGCTACTCATCGACCGATTCTGTAATCGCGCATGGCGCTACTTTATTGGGACAGCGATCGCTAACGGTGATCTGCCGGCTGATGAGGACTACGCCAAGGTTACATGGCAGACGCCTAAGTCTTTGACGGTGGACGCCGGGAGAGAGGCACAGCAAGAAAGAGAGAACTATAAGGCAGGGCTATCCAGCCTCCAAAGCTACTTCGGAGAACTTGGCCTAGACTGGGAAGAGCAGACCCGACAGATCGCAAAAGAAAAAGAGTTTATTGCTAGCCTTGGCACGGTTGCCCCCGAGGTAGACGAAGCCGCACCCGTACAGCCAGTCGACGAAGCACCGGCGGTAGACGAAGAGGCGACCGAGGAAGTCAAAGATCCCAACGCTGAGCCAAGTACGGAGTTGTCGGCCAAAATCCAAGAAAGCATTAAGAGTATTAACCAGGTTTTATCAGAATCCTTCACCATGAAGGACGATCCAGATTTTAACCTTTCTGCAAAAGAGCTGGATATGGTGGCCAAGGCCGTCGGGTTAAAAGACAAGAAGCCAAAAACTAATCGTAAAAAGTAGTTGTACGCACACTAGCCGCCCATACGATTAGGGCGTGGGTAGCAATTCGCCAGATTCGGCCACGGTCTACTATGATGACGGCACGATTAGTGTAAGCGGCAGGATAATTTCGGTCGGTGCTCCATTTAACCAAACGTACAACTTAGCCAGTATTGTGGGCATTGCTCACGGCAAGGATAAGAGCGGTCAACTTGTTTCCTTAATGTGGACTATTTTATCTGTGTTCGGTCTTCTGTTTGGTATTAGTTGCATTACGACAGATTCACCCATTGTTGGTGGGACTATTTTTTTGGGATCGGCTGCAATCTTATGGAAAACGATTAAAAGCTCTTCCCGTCCTTACGTTGAGTTAAAGTTTGGTGGCCTTAATAACCAAATGCTTTTTATGCAAAAAATGGAACAGGCCGAACACCTTGCCGCTTCCATTAACATGGCTATCCAAGACATGCACACCCCTCCCGAGCCAGGCCAACCCGTCCAAACCCCGCCCATCTTTCCTAGTCCCGTATTCAGCCGAAACTGATTTGACACCTGTTGGCCAGCATGGCCAACAAATTAAACGGCGTTTCTATTTTAACGGTTGGAGAGGCTAGGGGCCACAACCTAACGATCGACCAAACCTCCCTCAAGCAAGCGCTCAAAGTGGCGCAAAGCATGAAGCGGATCAAAGTGACCATGGGCCACGGGGCACCCGTCACCGGCATCCTTGGTTACATCGATAATTTTTTAATCAAAGGCGACCGCCTGCTTGGCGATCTAAACCTCTTTAACACTAATGAGGCGCAGTTTGTCGAGCAGCTGGCCCAAGTACTGCCCGAAGGCTTTGGCATATCCCTTACCTTTAGCGGTGTGCCGGAGATCATGGGTGCGGAACGATTTGCCCGGGTGACTGAGATCTATGACTGCTCAATCGTTTCTGAGCCTGCAGCTAACCCGGCTGGCATGTTCAGTGCCTTCTGCGCAGTTGACATGCAAAAACTTCAAATGAACGAAGCACCCGTCGAAGTTAAAAAGGAGCTGAGCGAGCCGACCGTAGAAGCCGCACCTGCATCCGCTCCTATCGTCGAAACCGCTCCTGCTCCCATCGAAGCAAAGGCCGCACTGGCCGAAATGCCCGAAGAGAAAAAGGACGAACAGAAGATGGCTGAGCCTACTCTGACCGACATCGCAGGCATGTTAAGCAAACTAATCGGCATGCTGACCCCCAAGACCCAAGAGACCGAAAAGGGCGAAGATGACGAGGAGATGACTTACAAAAAAGAAGAGATGGCTAAAGCCAACGACAAGACGGTGACCACTTTGGAAAAAGCCAAGGCCGACGCTGCTGGCGCAGTGGCGGTTCCCGCTGAATCGAG